GAATCGGCATTGGCGGCTACACTATCCGATATGTTTTGGAGCTTGGTCCCATACAGGTAAGTGGTATCGTAAGCTGCGACACCTATACCATCGATCCTATCCTCCAGCTCCATGGTCATGACATTGGTCTTCCTAAAGGATTCTTCCAGATCATCACCACCGGTATAGTGGGGATCTCCTCTGTAGTTGATAGTATCCAAAGTGGTCTGGGAACTGGCTACTACACCTATAAGGATAAGGAAGAAGAGGAGGATAAGTTTTTTAGTTTTACCCGAACCTGCAAAAATCTGTTTCATATTAATCGGTTTCTTTTACTTCTCTGGCTACTCCGTACTGAACGGGTAATTGTTTCTCTAAAATAATGCCTGCTTTCTGCAGCACCATCGCAACAATTGTCGGCATCTTCTCGGCTTCCCACTCCAAGTCAACGGTCTGGGAGGTTGATATTGTGCCAGGCCCCAACGTACCATCCCTATACTCGGCCCCGCTGGGAAGGCTTATGCTCGTTGCTCCCTCTGCCAGGTAGGTATACTCGGCATCCTCATCCACGTAGTAATCCAAAAAGGGAGTAGTCGGTGCGGTGAGATAGTTGAATTTAATCGTGGTTATACCACTTGCTGGCCAGACATAAATCTGCCGGTTAACTCCACTTACCCCAACTATAAAAGCGATAGGATTAGCCAGTGTTGGTTTGGTCAGCTCATCACCCCTGCGCCATGTAAACTCAGCATAATCGACTATATCAATCGGGATCTCATCGGTACCGCTGGTATACCAGGGTTCGCCCAGGATCCTGTCATAGTCGCTCGGCAGATTACCCACTCCATTGGTAAGGCTTGTACCGGTATTGGGCGTAACAAACTCTTTAAGATCTTCCATCACTTCAACATCCTTTCCGATCTGTTTGGTGAGGGTTGTGTAGAGTTCTTTATTAACAACGTCGATGATGTTATTGAACTCCGTGATATTAAAGGCGTGTCCGTGCTGGTCCTTGCGGATGAGGTCTAATATTGTATCATAGACAGAACTTACCGAAATCATTCTTCAGGTTTTTTACAAAGGTAATTATTTTGGGGGCACATGTTTTTTGGTCTCACCCGCAACTGCAACGCAAAAAGCCCCGCCACATCGTGACGAGGCCCTAACCACCAGAAACACTACGCTACGCGCAGTATAAGTCTGTCAGCTCTTTCTTGAGCTGTTCCGTATTTTTCTGGCTGACCGTCAGATCGTTCTGCTTGGCCAACCATTTCAGATCATCATACGCCAGGGATTCGATGTATTGCTCATCAATGATCTCTTTCCGGAATAGATCCCATTCCTTTGCCCTTACCTCATTGAGTAGGTACTGAGACAGGTAATCGAAGGGTTCATCCTTATCCTTGGCGGGGATATCTGCCAGAACTGTGTCGGTACTGGCATACAGATATCGCATCTTGCTCCAGTCATAGACTACTTTCTTGTGATCCAAGGCATACATGATCAGTGCTCTTTGGCGAACGGCATCATCGAAGTTGATCATCTCTAGGAACTCAGCAACACCTTTCCCGCGGTTCCGCTTGGACTTGAGCTTCTCAGCGCCCACGACGTTCTCACGGAGTCTGAGCCGCAGCTCATCCACACTCTCATAGGGATCAGTAGCTCCATCCAGGCCCCAGGCTGCCGCGACCTTGCGCAGGGCAGCATCGGAGTGCAGGGGATAGGATTGATCGGGCGCCATAATGGCGTTACGGAGCTTGAGTTCGTCCCGCTCTTTGCGGATCCTCTCGCGCGCCATAGCGGCCTTGTCCTCAACAATGAGATCGCCGCGCCGGACCTTGCCCTGTTCAATAGCCGGTGGGTAGTAGACCTTCGGTGATTTGTACAGAAGAAAGTAGATCAGATCCATCTGGGTGACCATATCCAGGAGCTCGGTATGAGACATGATTTTAATACTCTTAGGATCGGGTTCGAACTGATCATTCTTTCTCAGGGGCCGGTTCTTCGAGTAGGCCCAGGTCTCAATCCCCCCCATGGACTCTGCCTTTTTGGCATCGCTCTGGGCGAACTGGATCGTGGGATAGGCCTTAGCCGGGAAGATCATAGGAGAGGTCTCTTCCAGTAGGCCGGTGGCATTGCGGACCGGTTCCTTTCTACGGATCAGCTTCAGGGTATTGTTCCTGCCATTCTGTCCGTAGGTCTCCTTGATGTACTTAATGGATTCCTCGTAATGAGCGCGCTGGATCGCATGCTCCGGGTCTTTGGATGTGGGAATGAATTGCTTCCCATTGATTAGTAACATACTGTTTCTGGTTTGGTTAGAAAAAAGGTGGGAGGGATTGCTCCCTCCTCACCGTAAAAATATTAGGATGCTTTGGTAACACCAATCATCTGGTTGAGTTTAGTTGCAATCAACATGAACTCAGCCAACAGTTCACCACGGACATCATCATAGGTGTCCACGAACCGGTATCCCATTCCGTTCACGCCACCGAGAACACCAGAAACCCTGGTACGGTCTTCACCGTTGTAGTTCTTATGGCCAAGAGTAAGGTTACTCATGGAGATGGACTCGGAATTTTCGTCACCCATCTTCACGGTTCCGTACTCATTAGGAATTATGAACCCGCTGTTCTTCCAGTCATAGGCCGATAGGCCGTAGGTCTGGGGGTTATCGAACGAGACCAGCTCGACGATACTGAACAGGATGGAGTTCTTCAGAACCTTCCGGAACTTAATACCCACTTCGTCCATGTTCCTCATCAGGTCGGTTCCACCACTGTACTCCTTCAGGAAGTCCAGACCGGCGTTTTCGATATCCTGGTTCAGCCCACTTCCGACTCCAAACAGAGCGGCCTGGTTGACCACACCCTGGCTACGGAACACTTCCTTGACATCGTCGAAGTCAGCGATCTCATAACTGTCGGTGTACTCCTGCCAGCAACCTCCGTCTTTCAGGTGCCTCCAGTAACCTTTGGTACCGTAGATGGCGTTGTCATCGCTCTCGCGGTTGGCCATGGTAAGACCTGTGTTGGTAGGAACCTCGCCCAGGAACAACTCGTCGTTGATAAAGGAGTTCAGTAAGAAGTCGGCCTCAACAGAGGCTTTAGAGAACATCCCGGTCTCGCCATTCTTCAACAGATCCTGCCAGCGCTCATCACTCTGGATCGATCCTTCGATAAGGAAGGCAGCCCTTTTGATGGCGGTGTAGAAATCAGCTGAATACCAGCCACGGGATTTCCTTGAGGCGCCCTGAGATCCGGGAGCGTAGTTTCCACCGGTAACCATCAGCTTGGTGGCTGTGGGTACTGCGGTAGTAACCTGATAAGTGCTCAGGAAAGGAGAGGCTGTATAGGTAATGTCATTAGTGGATCCCGAAGTGGCAGTTACCTGATACTTAGCGGGTCCGCTCGATGTACTTCCCATATAGTCCTCTGGGATAAGGATCGCGTCGTTGACCGACAGGAACGTCTTGTAGTTCGCGTCGTATTCAGCGGTGGCGATCTTAAAGGTAATATCCGCTCCGGCTGCGCCGGTTGCGATAGTACCCAATAGGGTGATGGGCTTTTGAATAGCCCCCTGTGACCACACGGTCTGCTTGTGGCCTTTAACATCAACTACGTTCCCCGCGAAGTACAACATGTCGAAGATCCCCAGTCCTTTTCCGTAGAGATCGATGAGCTCTCCGAAAACCTGCGGCTTCAACATTGCATCGTAGATCGTATTGAAGTTCTTATTATAACCAGCAGCAACAGTGTTACTGCTTACCGATTGTTTTGTCAGTGCCATTTATTTATGTATTAGAGTGTTATCTCCTACTCCTTCCGGGTTGCCTTCTGATGTATTCCTCGGTACCGCTTACAACGGTACCTTCATCTGGCTTCGTGGATGTGTTCGGAGGTTCGTTGTTGTTGAGATTCTGATCGGTTTGTTTCTGTACGCCTGACCTGATGTCTTTTTCAAAAGCTTCTAGGATCTTACCTAAGTTTTGATAGATAAACTCCTTGTTGCGTTCGACAATAAGATCGGCGACAACCTCGTCTCCCGGATCCAATTCACCATTGGTGATTATATCCTCGAAGTACTGAGGCAATCCATCTCGGAATGATTGTGGTACCACAAACTCGTACCGGACCTGACCTGGCTCCTCACCCGGAACCGTTATCTTGTCAAACCCTGTAGATAACTGAGAGATTGCTGGTCTCCACTTTGTCTTTAGATCTTCCAGCTTTTGTGCGCGCTCGGCCTTCAGATCCTCCTCATTCCTGACGGATGGTATCTCAACCTCTGTTTTGAACTGCGACAATTCTTTCCTTGCCTTGATCGCCGCCCGTTCAATCTTTGCCCTGGCAAGCTCGTCCCATTGTTCCGATGGCTCAGATAGGTCTACGCCAAAGTCATCGGCCAGGATCTTTTTCGCCATGGCCTCACCCCCGGAATATCCGGGTGTCTCGATCACATCCTTAAGGGCCAGTACATCCAAATCATCCATCTTAGTCAGATCCGTGGTCACGGCCTTCTGTATAGACAGAGGATCCATGTCCGGGTACTTCTTCCTAAGCTGCTCGGCGATGTAGTTCTGTTCGGAGGTGAAGTAACTCATGGGATCCAGGCCTTTACGAAGTTCGGCTTCCCGCTCCTTCGAGGATTCAAGCTCCACCCTGACCTCATTTAGTTCCTTCTCAATGTCCGAGTACTTACCACCAAGCGTGAAGATGCTTTTGATGTCCTCACTGGTTTTCCCTTCGGTTTCAAAGAACTTGTTTAACTGTTCGTCGTCAAACGTGACCTCGGGTTCATTGTTATCACCCTGGCCACCATCTTGCTGATTCTGCTGGTTGTCTGCTCCAGTGCCATCAACCGTTTGATTCTGATTCTGGTCCTGATCCTGGTTCTGATTCTGGCCATCTCCCTGATCATTTCCAATACGATGACTAGCTATGTATTCATCTAATTCTTTACCCATAACGCAAGTGTTTCTGTTCGGTTACAAAGATAGATATTTAAAAAATACCCTTTTTTTACTGCTTTTTGGCTTTCTGCTCCATCAGTAAAGAGTCCAGCTTGGCGGCAATTTCCTTCTGCTCCAGGGCCACGCTGTCTATTTTAACCGGTTCTGCTTGGGCCTTGACCTGAGGCTTACGCTCTGCAACCACAATTGACTCTTTAGCGTCCTTCTTCTTGGGCTCCTGACTACTGAGAGTCTCCAACCCTAAGAGCAGTAAGGCGAGTAATGTTATCCTTATTAGTAAGCGCATATTCTTTCGTTTCCTTTCCATCTTCCTTGATTTCCCGAATATCCTCCTGCATGTTCTCCACAGTAACTACGAGCTCGGTTTCCATCTTTGCTTTCGATACCTGGCCCTGGACAAATACACCAATAAGGCCAAATATCCAAACCACCCACTTGATTAACTCTTTCTGATCTTTTGTAAGTGCCATTATGCTGATTGCTGATTAAGTTGTGGTGCACGAGTCACTCCTTCGTACCTACCCACCATTGCTGGTAAATCAACCAGAGACAGATCTCCTACTCTGCCTGCAATATTCAGGGCCAGACGCAAGCGGTTAAAAGTATCATCGGTTATCCCCCCTGCCTCTTTCTCTTTATTCGATTGTTCCACAAGCAACTGTAGGAATTGATTATTAGCATTCAAGCGAGCTGTCTTCCGTTTCTCCGTCTCAGTTACCACTGCTGTTTGTAGGTTCATCTTATGCTGCGCCAGAGCGGTCTGGTTCTTCTTATCTTCGAGCTGCAGATTACCCTCGGTGGTCTGATCGATCAGGGCTTTTTTCTCCGCGGAAATCTGTTGTTTGCTCTTTTCAATCAGGTAGGTCAGTTCATTACGAATATCTGCAATATCTGCTCCCCTCCAGAGTTTTTCTTCCAGGAGCATGGCCTCTCCGATGTTAATCCCTTCCTTGCCATCCCTGCCGCTTGCCAGAGCTATCTCGATGTAACCGGTCAGTTTCTGACGGTAGAGTTGATCGGGCTTGGCTTTCATGGATAGTCCGTAACGCACAGAGGACTCCTCGGCCTTACGTAAAAGATCAATGTCATTGGTTCCAATTACTCCGGCATAGGCTTTCCTGCACCGGTCCGATACCCGGATACCGGTCTGGATCCTGCTGACCAGGCACTCTCCTATTCCCCGCTTGAGCTCGAAGATGCTGGCAGCTATGGGTTTGATCAGGTTATTGGTGGCCTGGAGCGCGGCCTCCGTGGTTCCTACCGGCGCATCCGGAGAAGGCGTCTGCCCCAGAGTAATGGGATTGATGCCGGTCACCTGCTCGAACATGCGGAACTGGAAATCCAGTCCCATGATCGTGGCCTCGAGCTTATCCCTGAAGTCGCTGGGCAGGGGATGTACGGGCGTGACCGCCCCTCCTTGATAGTTGCCGTAACGCGAGGGCATGAACGGTAAGATACCGGTCTGCTTCCACATCTTCAGGATCTGATCCACGGGATATTTCTTGTCCTTCCCGTCACTGATATTCAGGATCATGCCGAAATCCACAGCGAACCCGGACTCGATCATCTTGGCCACGGAGTTCTGGTACCTCAACCACAAGAGCTGGATCTGATCCATAATCGGTATGGCCTGCTCTATCAGTGAAGGACCATGCAGTTCTTCGACATGAAACGGTAATCTCGGCTTGCTAGGTTGTGGCCGGGGGGCCATATGGACGAGACCGTAATCAAAGACATGCTTGGTACCCACCACCCAAGTGCACTGGCGGGGTTTCCGGATCACGGTCACGGTCTTACGATTCTCATCCCTGGCAGAGAGCTTGGCATCGTAAGCCACCTGCTTGTAACGGGTCTTCCCGCTGTTCGTTGTATATTCGGTGGCATAACTCACATCCCAGTCCATCCAGGCCGTTTCGAACACACAGAGCTTGAAGTCGTACCAACCCCAGGTCTGGGTAACCTCATCATAGAGATCGTACATGTTCTGCCACTGCCCATCATTCTGAATATGGGGATTTCCGAACAGTCCCTGGTTCGAACGAGCTACCTTACGGAGTTCGTCATCACCCAGCTCGGGCATACGTTTCTTCAGATCAGATACCGAGATCAATCTGAAATATCCACCATATTCCGATTTGGCATAGTTGCCATCATCAGAATATTGGATGACCAAACGAGAAGGGTCGATGTACTCTGTTTTGAACATTCCATCTTCGGAATCGTACCTGTCATGGGTAGCACATCTCCTTATCGTTACAAGGTCATCTGTAATTTTCTTTTTGATCACACCATCCCACTGGCTTACATTGAACGAGTGCTTGGCGAGCTTCTCCATTGCCTTGGCTATGCCGAGCTTGAATCCACCCTGCTGATCAATGGCTTCCAGCTCCTGACGGGTCTTAGGGTTCAGGGTGTTCTCATCTATTGGAATACCCGCCCTTTTCCTGTATTCATTCTGCCACTGCTCATTTTGTCCCTTAACCAGAGCCAGATACTTGGCGTTCTCCTGCATGCTCATCGAGTCTGGATCCACAGCATCGACGTAGAGATCGAAGTCCACGGAGTCGAACATCCCGTGCATGGAGTTCATAAGCTTGGGACCAATGCTCAGGTTCTCCCAGAGCACGTTCAGCCATCCCTCCCGGCGGGCAACCCGACTGATGGGCATGTCATCCACGCTGGTGATCGTGGTGCCATCGGACTGCTCTTCCTCTAGGAGAAACTTCTTATACTTATCCGTCCCCTGCCTGCCGCGCGAGTAGGAGCGGTTGATGGTCATGGTGTCCAGGTCACCTACGCCCCAGGCGCTTCGTCCACTGATGTAGATCGAGTAGATCGCCTCGGACCATTTGCGGTGATACTTGGGATTGTCTTTGTAGAGCGGGTTCATGTCCCGGTTGGGGAAAGGGAAGAGTTCCATATTTCTATCGTCGGACCTGACGTTGTACCGGTTATCTACCCTTATGTAATCGGTACTCTTATACTTTTTCGTAGCCATGCTACAAAATTAACACTTTTAGCAACGGGCAATTTTTAGATTGCATGCTTTCTAAACATTGCGATACTATTAAGGTCTAGGGTCTGGGGTTGAGTTGCTGTTTGAAGGATGCGTAATTGTTTGTAGCCTAACCCGGCACCGCCGTGTGCTGTCAATCTGTCATATAACCGCATCTGTTCCGTGCCCCTGATTTCCTTGCACTCCTGCAGGAACGAAGCAAAATCCTCATCCTTCCCGCGATAATCAATGTACTGCTTCAACCAGGCGAACAACTCTTCCTTGCTGCGTTCAATAGAATAAAATCCGGGCTTATCCGAGCGCTTCCCGGTAATGGGGTCGATATCATAAAGCAGATACCCCATCAAACCCTGGTCAATGAAGTAGTGCCAGAGCCACTCCTTGTTCCGTTCCGGGTAGAACATAGCCCCAAAGAAAACGTGAGCCATGGCAACGTCCCGGGAAAACTCAATAAGCGTAGTGCGGTTTCGGTAGGATAACACAAACTTGTGACCGGTCCAGGTGCTCATATCGTCCCCTATGTCTGTAACCAGATTTCTACCCATGAAAATAGCTATTCCACCATCTGACATTCTGGAATGAGAATCCCGCATCTTGGCAATATCCTTGTTGTCGAACCCAAACACATCAGCAGATCCCACAAAATTAGTAGGTAACATTGGACCCCGATGTGGATAAATGGTCTGATGAATGGCGTCCCACATCGGAATCTCAATAGTCTCTGCCCGCATCTCCTTCTTGAGCTTAAGCGACATCTCGAACCTGCCGTTATCCATATCGGTCTGCCAACGTGGGTTGAAAAGATCTCCGATGAAGTTTCCTCTTATAATGGGTGGCTGACGAACCACGATCAGACGCCGGTGTTCGGCCAGACGCTTATCGATGATATCCATGTTAAATCCAAGATCACCGGCCTCACCCAACCAGCACTCGTCCCATTCGAGCGGTTGCTTACGGCGAAGCGACCGGTACTTCTCCATGGCTTCCGCAGATCCATCCCGAAGCAACTGATCCCTGGCCTCCTGCATGATCTCCCGAAGGCCCTTCCCTGTTTTAGCAAACATAGAGTTTGACCTTAATCGGATCTGGCGCTCCGTGGGGGTGTCTGCCACATCCCTTCCGAATCTATCCACAAAACCACCCTGGCCTTTGTAATTGGGGAAAAATATACGGGCCAGCCCAGATATTGTCTGACCGGTCTCCTTAAGCCTGACATAGAAGTTGCTCTGCTGCATCATCTTGTAATAGGCTATACCTCCTCCCTCCATTTGCTCCACGGTAGAGGGATGATCGGACCACCCTATGATATTCGTTCCAAGGTTCAATGACATAGTGAGCTGGTTCACGTTCCAGCGCTCATATACGTCTGGACCACCCTTACCTTCTTCATCACTGAGCATACAGTGAATCTTATCTCCATCATTCTTCTTCTCTCCACCACTCTTGGTAAATCCCACGTAAGACTTCATCTCGTTCATGCCATAGAGCTGGGGAGGAGATTCGAGCTTGATCTCTGAGGGCCTTCGGTTTCCGCTGGTGAGTGGGCGGAGCCAGATCGGATAGGTGTTCCACCCCGGAACCATCTTCTGGTAGTAGTGCTTCTCTGCCTTGTCTCCATCCATGGACACCATGGTACAGTTCGCCCCCTTCTTCGTGCAACCCGTTTTCCAGACCTTATGAATAGCTTGGGTTGTTGCACCAGACCGCCTGGTTTTGGGTTCACCAGAACCATAAAACGTCCTGGTTCCCATATCGACCATCTTATACTTACCATTGACTTTAAGGGCGCGACCATCCTTGTCGTAATGCGCGAAAGCCTCAGTGGTATTTTCGAGATAGTGCTTATAGAGATACTTCAACCGATCCTTTTCCCGATATTCGAAGAAGTAATCACCGGTATCCTCGTTGATGTCAGCGGTTTGCCAGAAATTCAGGAAGTCGAAATAATCTGGTGGAATATAGGTGATCTCACCATCGTTGTAGAAGAAGTATCCATAAGTTCTCCACCACCACACATTTTTAATGAACTTGATTTCTTCCTTGTAGTGATCCTTCTCAGACTCCAGCGCATTCCAGAATCTCTTGTAGATCCTCCACTCGTTCAGTCTGATGTTTGCATTCTTCTCGTGATCCCGTTGCAACTCCCGGACAATTCTTTTCTCTAGGTTAATGAGTTTATGCGGGATTTCCTTGCGATGGAAATATTGATCATCGGGATGCAGACCATAACCATCCACGAGATGCGCCGGAGGCGGCTTTGGTAAGGAAATATAAACAGGATTAAGATTCCGGTCGCCAAGATTGACACCGAACCATTCCTTGTAGGGTTTATAAAGCTTAAGATTGGGGTTCTTCGTCATCTATAAAATGCATCTCTTCTACCACATAATCCTCTCCATATGGGCTGAAGTCGTCCAGGTTGCCCTCTTCATTGAACTGATCCACAACATCCTCGGGTCGGATCCTTAACTTATCCACGTTGATCTGCATGTAAAGAGCTCTCCGCACCGCCTCTACCTCATCCTCCTCACCGGATCCAAACAACTGGCTGGTCAGTGAATTGATCCGTTGCGTGATGGACTGCATGATCGCATGTGTTTTATCCGTGATCTCTCCATTCAGCACATCGATGGATCGGCGGCGCTGGATCTCCAGGAGAATAATAAGCTCAGTATATTCCGGTATGGCCAGGGAGGATAGGAATCCGGCCTTGAGCACATTGAAGTCCTGGTTCTGTCCCAGTAATATCTTCTCAGCCTCTTCGGACCATTTCTTACCTGTTTTAGGGAACCCAACCAGCTCGGCACAGGCGGACTTGCGCTGCATGTAGTTGGCCACTTCTCGACGCATGGGTGAGTCCGGGTCGTACATGAGAACGAGATACTGACAGATCTGCTTGATATCAATGGATCCTTCCCAGCCCAGGAAGGCGGGAATCTCGTCACTGATCTTAGTTGCTATGTTCTCATCATGGATATTGTACCTGGTCTTGGGTGTTTCTGGTAGTGTCATGGTTTTTGGTTTTACCCGGTGCTACAAAGTTACAAAAAAGCCCCGAGATGATTTCCCGGGGCTGGACTTGATGCGTTGCTGGGCTTATTAGGCTCCAGTTGTACTGGTCGAAGTCGAGGTACTAGAAGTCGAGGTGCTAGAGGTCGAGGAACTCGAGGTCGAGGTTGTCGAAGTCGTGGTCGTGGTCGTTGAACCAGTGGCCGCAATATCAACGAGTTCGTCCAGTGAGTTGTCTACCAGGACACGCTCGAGACCAAACGCCTTGGTTGTATACCACACCCAGGACTTGGTCCAGTCATCTTCGTATGCATAGGCATAGGCGAAGTCAGAATAGTCAATGTGCTTCGATACCGTATCAGCCGTGATATCATCATCGGGGTACACAACAAGCTCCATCACGTTTGAATCCAGGGCCGTATCAAATGCAGTGGTCAGAGTCGCAACTGAGCTCGTGGCTTCAATGTAATGCGGCTTAGACCTTCGATCCCATGGGTTTAATGAGTAATAGAACTTGCTATAACTCGTAGCCCTAACCTGGAACGTGTTAATTCTGTTCGTGTTAAGAACAACAACGGTGGCCTTGGGGGCTCCCAGACCTTTCCAATCTACAATAGTTTCTTTGAACAACATAGCAAATAGAATTTAGCGTTAAAATTAAATCACAACAAAGGTATGGATTAATTAAAAGCGCCTTTTTTTAGGGAAGAAAGGAGGGACGGATTAGGGAATTTAACCCCGACCGCATCTGCAGGACGCTCTGTATCCGCCCCTCCGGGCGACCATGCACGGCTTAAGCCTCTATGCCATATTGTTTCTTATAGTAATCGGTCAGATGATGGTACTCAAAGTAGGTTCCCAATGCACTCGGATCTTTCTGAGCATGAAAATCAAGCTCAAGAAGAACGGGCTGCTCATCAGCCAAAGCGCTGTTCCAGCTTCCACCATCCCTGGAAATCACGCCGACAATCATCGAGGATGCTTTGTATCCCTTATTTTTGGTTACGACCTGGACATCCTCAGTATTACCCGTACCGTATGCGATCTCATGTTTGTTGTTGACGCCCGAACAGGCACCAGTAAGCACCCGTGTATAAGAATCCTCGAACACGCCGGTGACCTTCTGAATGGTGAACTCCACCGTCCAACCAACGGTGTGTCCAGACTCTGCGCTGCCAAATCCCCTTGGCGTCCAATGCACATGAGGGCGCAGAGGCGTGTCTGGAACCCACCAGTGCGGGATCTGGGTCGAGAAAGCCACATAATCTGCATCAGCAAACTCATAAACGTAATAAGTAACGCTATCTACGATCCATGTCGTAAGATTTGGAGCAGCCGGGACCGGAAGCGTCCATTGCCCAGGAGCAACACGGATATCATCCCAAACGTATTTACTCGGGCTTCTCTTTAATTGGTTTAATATCCGTTGGGTATAGGTCACTACTTATCCCCGTTCAACTTTGCATTAATGGCATCCGACTTATCGGAGCTGCCCTTGGATGAGCCAAAAAAGAAACCGACAACCTGGGTGAATGCCGAAGCAACCACCCCCAAGATGATGAGTCCGGCCTCAAGATTTCTTTCCGGCATCTCTTTCATGAAAAGAAAATATGTCACCCAATATAAACCGACTGCAATTAATGCAGCAAACAGATATTGGAATATTTGTTGCCAAAGCTTTTTGTCTTTCATTTTCTCTTTTTTGCTATTTTATAGATTAACCACCCAAAGAGTTCGAGGAACGGAACCGCCCATGATGCCCAGATTGGCACAACTTTAACTGCAGTAAAAAATAGCGCGACGAGCCAAAGAGCCGCGAACCAATTTACCTTAACCCAATTTAATACTTTTAATAAATGTTCCATGTTTCTGGTTTTTTAGTTTTACCCGATTTAACGATTTTTATAATCATTCTACTCTTCTCCCGGCCATAGCTGGAAGCGGTATTTTATCTCCTTCCACATTGCCTTGATGTGGAAATTTTACTGTCGGATAATCCGGACTTCCAGGTATATTATCAGCATATCTCCACAGTATTACATTGTCTATGTCTATATATTCGTCAACAATTGGTCTTCCTTGCCCGCCCCATAAGTAAAGAAGCCAAGCAATGTCTATACCAACATTGGAATTACCCCTCCATCTCATATTGTTCTTACTAAAAATACATGAGTCGCCAGCATATACATTCAAGATTCCATTATAAGATCCGACGGTGGCATCATTCATTGAAACCCTAACCGTCATGTTAACCCAATCAACATCTTGATAAATCGAATAGCAATTATTTCCAGTACACGCACTATCCTCAACCGTCCATGGGGTATATCCAAATGGTATATGATAGGATGTTGTTAATCCCGGCGTTTGATCTATTGTGTAAGAATTTAACGCACCACTTTCACCGTACCAGTTTATCCTCGTGCTAAAAGAACCCTCGGTTGGGTCGGATAAATTCCATGGTACTATCCTCGTGCTTGTATAAGCAGAAGTGCTGGTTAGTCCTCCCCATAATTTACCGCCATAATCACTGTAGGTTGTTGCATCCCCCTCTGGATAGTCTGGGTGGATAATCATTCCGTCCCTAACTTTAAAATCCAATGTGAAATAAAGTTCCTCATACGCACTGTCAAGGATTATGTAAATCTGTGAATTTGTTATATCTCCAGCCTCGGTATAAAATCTTTGACATGTATCATTATCTATAACAACTGTATTACTATAGTTCCGGCTATCAGTAAAATAAGAAGTATAACCAAAGAGGCTTGTGAGATCGGCATTGTCTAATGGCCCAACACCTGCAGTAGAGTAATCCACTCCAAATTTTATAATATATGCCGAATCATTTCCGGTTCCACCCCCCGTGTCAACCTCGCGAAATGGCATTCTAAACGGATTCGTGTTTAATGAATCAATAAGAGCCGGGCTGAGTCTATAATTAAAAAAAGTTATCTCATCCAATTTAGCCCCATTCCTCATTCCAAATGCAGGAGTATACATTGACCCCAGATAAATATCGCCTGTATAATCTAATGTTATAGTAAATGTAGTATCTGCCGAATTAACCATTACTCCGTCTACCCAGATCTCACATGATGCAGCAGATCCACCAATATTTACATCATAAACTTCAACTATATTGTGCCACGTATCTTCTGATATGTCTCCATTAACGCCTTGCGCCCAAGAGGTTGAGGCTCCATTCCCAGATCTTACAAACAGAAAATAATTGCTCGCCCCATCACCATCTGCCTTGGAAGATATTCCAGATTCACTGCCACCTTCATTTCCATTCGACCACACATACCATACATCATTCGCATCTTCTTCAAACCACGCCCTATATCTTACTGAAAAATCTCCAGTTATTCCCGGATCTGGTATTTTGATATAATCAGTGCCACCAGATCCAGAAAATAAGAAACAGCTGTCTCCATCAAAATCAACAGTTCCATATTTTGTCCCATTAAACCTATCTCCTTCATCAGTAAAATCACCATTTCCTTTTAGATAAAATAAATAATCTATAGGAATCAAAACTTTATTAAACACCCTGACGGTTGAATCCACAAAACTGTTAAGTGTATTTCCGGCAAGATCCCTCACGCCGCCACTAACCGGTTCATCATAAGATGCTCTTAATGTAGTACCACCAGACACGGCGGAAGTATATAAATTCAACACATTAACACTTACATTAAATGAATCTATAGATACAGCAGCGCCATTCTCCGTTAGAGTGAACGCATCATCAATACTGTCTCCCGTTGTTATCAATGCCTCGTTGAACACCAACACCCATTTATTCGGCGTACTTTCAAAAACTTCTCCATAATTCATAACAGGAGATGTGGTATCCGCGTTAGCGTTTTCAAGGGCCTCCACCCTGTCGGTTAATGTCAATAAATCCGTTAGCAATTCACCAATATATTCAGATAGGGTATAAATTGAATCGTTAAAAAAGCTATCCCTTGATCCGCCCACATATGGGGCAAGCTGGTTATTCTCATCTTTTACGGAATCAATGGTCGCCCCCACTCCTTCGGGGCCTATCCTTACGCCTTGATTATGCTTGGTCTGCCCCATTGACACAACAGAGGCCAAGACCAGTGCCAATATAAAAATTATCTTTTTCATCTATGCTACGTTTCGTTCTGATACATTTTCCCAATCCGTGCCCTTGGTTCCACCAAACCCGGTAATTGTTATGGCTTGATCCGTTACGTAATTATCATCTCTTGCCCCAAGCCTGAACCACCCCCTCTTGGTGCCTGGAAGACTCTCCGAGTCTATAATGTCCCAATCGGTACCCTGTTCTCCGGAAAATCCAAGCTCGGTTATTGCCTGCGCGTAATAAAGTTCGGTACCGGCCACATAGATTCTGAAGGTATCCGTACCATCGGTAAGCTCAATGGTTGTCGGGCCTGAAATTACGAGTTCGTGATATTGGTCTGCCATGATTTTTTTAGTCTTACCCGATCCTACAATTTTACAAAGTTAACAAATCTCATGGTAACGATAATTCATCTATGTTTACCCAGGTACCACCAACATACTTATCGATGCATAAATTTCCGTCTCTGACCTGCCACCTGAATTGATCCACCCCGTCATCAAACAAATACGTATCGGTATAACTTTCGGTTGTGGAACTGGACGTAGAGCTCGATGAGGTCGAACTGCTCGAGGTGCTGGAGCTGGAACTCGACGAACTCGAGCTAGACGAGCTAGAACTCGATGAGGTCGAAGATGTCGATGTGCTAGAGGTGGTCGAGGTCCCTGTTTCAGCCATATCCACGAGCCAATCCAGTGATCCCAGGATCAAAACACGAATCTCTGAAAAACCCTCCGTATACGTTACCCAGGAATGATTGCCGTTGCTGACCCTGGCAGAAGCGTGCACAAACTGATCGTAGTTAATGTACTTAATAATGGGGTCTTGACTGTCATCATTATCCGGAAAGATACGTAATTCCATCCTGTTCGAGTGCAGGGGCGTGTCCAGCGCAAGGCGGATATCTACGACCGTGCTATTGCAATATACCGGCAGGGGCTTGCTGCGCCGGTCCCTCTGATTGGCAACATAAAAAAACCAGGAGCCGGATCCATTAACGGCCTTGGGTTTCTGTATCTTATCTGTGTTTATTACGTGATACCCGAGTTTCTTAAATACATGGCCGGTATACTCCGTAATCTCGGTCTTGAGTAACATACCGCAAAGATAAGAAGAAAATCATCGAGCCTTATTCGCTGTAATATACAAAAAAGCCCCGGCACTTACCGGGGCCCAACCTAACTAACTCGACAATGAAGGTGACTATGGAGGACTTGTAATTTTCTTCTACAAAGATAGGAAAAATATCAATGCAATTTTTATGTTCTTCAACATTATTTCAGGAATTCATTTAGGATCTTGGTCTGGTACCGATCCCACTTGGAAGTCATCACCCAGATCCTGCGGCTATGCAGGGTGTGCTTGACGTAACGGGCGGGATGGGCAAGTACGTAAATAGGTACGTTTTGCTCCTTTGCGGCCCTGGCGAACCAGATATCGGCCATGTTTTTCCTTGGGAAATCCTTAACAGACAGCTTCAGTAGATCGGTATGAAAAGCCATTGCCCCCGTACCACCGATATCCACACGATGATCATTCTTCACGCTTGTAAGGCAGCGGAATATCTGGGTATAACCACCCCGGAAGGAATTGACCGGACGGTTATCGTAGATCTTACCGAGCAAACTTACCGCGGCCTGGTGGCGATTCACGCCATCGATCATGTAACCAACGTATCCCTCCGGATAGGCCAGGTCATCATCACAGGTCAGGATGTAGCCATCCCGCCTCTCCGTGTTCAGGAACTTGGCAGCATCTCCATACCGGTTGTCGCTCTGGATAACTTCGATCTTGGAATTGTCCAAAAATTCCGGAACAGAATCGTGGCCGTTCAGTACCACCTGAATGACATCGGACTGGGGGAGCAGGCTGTTAATGGTCTTCTTAAGGCTTTCCTCCCTGCCCGGGATCGTTGCTAACTGAATTATTCTCATCTAACTTATTGAGTATTTTGGTAACTCCGCTTTTAATGTCTTGAAGATCAGGATTTGTGCGGTTATATTCCTCTAGCTCATATTCTCGGATTCTCATCCTTTTGTCAGTAAACCCTATAATTATTCTACCCAACACATAGGATACCAGAATAACAGGAATCACCCAGTACCGGTTGGAATAGATCCACCTCCCGATGGCGGCATCCTCATAGACCTTATAGGCAACGGCGATGACCATAAGGTTCCTGACATAATTAATGTACGGACCCGAACGGTCATAATAAACCTTGATGCGAACCGCTCGCTTTATTTTCTTCCTTGCAGCCACTGCTGGTAACATTCATCGATCATAACAAATATTCTTGGGAGATCTGGGTTCTGCACAGACCAATAATAAGGTATTTCCTGGATCTCACACTCCATCCTCAATCTCGAAGACCCGTCGTGCCGGTTCGGACGAAGGTAAAAATCTACCTCCGGGAAAATATATTCCATATCGGAATCGCCTTCCACAACCACATATCTGAATTCCGGAAAGGCACGACAAACGGCCTTGAAGATATCCCATCCATACAGCCATTGTGTAAATTTTAAATCACCGCCCCGTGGGAAATAATACAGAACGGTAAAGGTTGAGTGTTCTTTTTTTGGAAATTTCTCGGTATAGGTTAGTTTGGGAAGCAATGTCCAAATAGGCTTGCGAGTTCCAAACCTAACAACATTCCTAAATACCAGTTCAGAATCACACAAATGTCCCTCGATGAAATATTCCATAACACGGATTAATCTCCGGAAAATCCACCAGTAAACCTTCTTTCGGAAGGTGCGCATGGAATAATCCACGAGCATCAGGCTGTCGGTACCGGTCCAATTCAGTTTCATTTCAAATCCTTTAAGATTTCATAAATCTGCTCTGAGGCCCTCCCGTCTCCGTAGGGACAAGGCCAGTTTATTTTATACTCATATTCATAGTAGCCGAACTGTATGGGTAGTTCCTCCGGATGTTTGATCAGGATCGTACTCTTCCCTAGGGATTCTACTCGTTCGGTGGTAGTTCTGCAGACCAGGCAAATCTTTTTATAGTAAGAACATTCTTCTTGGATGCCTCCGCTGTCGGTAATAACCAGGCGGGCTCCGGAGATCAACTCGGCCATTCCTTCGTGGTCAATGGGATCCAGGATCTGAATGTTTTTTAGTTTCGCCCGGTGCTTCTGGACGGCCTCCCCGGGATGCATGGGAAAGATAAACTTAAGCTTACTCTTTCCAGCAATCAGATTCAATTGTGTAAACCACTTATCCATAATCGGCCAGTTTTCCCGGCGATGCAGGGTAATAACCACATGATCACCATATGCTGACTGGAACCCAAGCTCTTTGATACTATCAATCGAGGTGTTCCCGACCACGTACTTCTTACCCGTTACGTTCTCATTGATTAGGTTCACCATATTACTGTGAGTGGGACAAAGATGGATATCTGCTAGTTGAGATATGAGTTTTCTATTAACTTCTTCTGGCCAGGGATTTTTATCATCACACGATCGAAGACCGGCCTCCATGTGGATAACCTTAAGACCGGCATGAAAAGAAGTAAGTGCCATAGCCATTGCCGATGTAGTATCCCCTTGCACCAAAACATGGGTAATATCAGGGAGAGTATAAGGATACTTCCACTTATACCAATGCAGGGCAGATTCTACAAGACAATCTAACCTACTATATCTATCCCTTACTTTTAACTCAAAATCAAAGTAACAATTATCTACAAGATTCTCATGTTGTCGGATCCTGCACACCACAAAAGGATAATCTGCTTTCCAAAGATAATCGATTAGTGGTTTAATCTTGATGTATTCAGGTCTGGTCCCGTAACTGATTAAAAGCATTGCGGTAGTATTTTATGTGATCACTACAAAGTCCGTAGATATATTCAGGTATTTTTGCATCCTCTAGTGAAAATTTTTCAAACAAAAGCATAATAGATTTATCTGTAACGGGCATATCTGGATAAGTCCAAATAAGATCATTGGAAGTAAGAGTATATTGATCGATATTATGGAAAAAACATTCCATCATTGGCATGTCGAGAAGAGCATATAATGCCTGAAGTGTCTTCGCGTGACACCAAAGACGACTGCTGTGATCAATTAAAAAAGATTCATCTACATAACACTTCGGATAATCATGTCCAAGAAAAAATCTATTATTTACATGCCAAATATCAATCTCCACATCAAACCCTGCGGCAATTGCTATATTAATTGCATTCAACGTATTCTCGTTCTTGGGATCTGGTCCGTCAAGGTTCCCCCTATGTGCTATGAATCTCATAATTGCAAGTTAATCTTTCGTTTGATCTGCATTCTGATAAAAAGAACCCTTTCTTGATCCAAAAGATATCGTTGTCCTCCGTTATCCCATCACCAAAGAATGAAATATTGTCGATCCTGTGTTTAATGATGCTGTTTTTGATGGCCAGCTCCGGATATTCAACATCAAAATCCTTGAAGTCCCAGATCTTAAGCATGGTATCAACATCCCCCTCCATGAAGAAGTCCACAAAGTATCCATCGCGATGATTGTGATAGTACATCATATTGATACTGCTGAAATCCAATAGCTTAAGTATTCTATGCATGCCGATAGGGTACATATCGCTTCTCCACTTAAATACCCGCTCAAACCCAAGCTCTTTGGCCCTTAAGATCCCGTTGTAGGTACTGATCTGTTGCATCGCGATGTTGCGCGTGCCCTTGATTTCCGGAACCTTGTTCAGAACAACTTCTCCTTTCATCCATGGCACCCGTTCTCCATTCCAGGTAGACCAGATAACGCTGAAACCGCGAAATTTATGCCTCAAAATAGGATAGTACATCGACGGTCCCTGGACAACTATTGCATATTTTGCATCAGTTACGTCCATGGTGTTTTAAATAATGATCAAGATCCTCCGGAGTGCCCAGACCCCACATCTGCTCGGCGTAGAAGGACCTTATCCTGGCCCCCGCCTCAATGGCCTCATTAAAGACTGGCGCCACGTAAAACTCTCCATTGGTGCGGATATTCTTTTGGATCATTTGTTCAGCGTATTTTACATAATCGCTGCCTTTTTTCCAGTAATAGATTCCAACCGTTGCATTCGTACTTATCGGTACCTTCTCGGCCACCTCGGTCACGAACCCGCGGTCATTGAGCTGAACGTAGCTCCACTTCGGATGAGTATTGTAGAAACACAGGATCCCGCCATCTACTCCGGAGTCTTCCATGGAGTAATAAAACCTATTAGAATCCCATTCCACGAACTGATCGGAATTAGCAATCAGAAGATGATCGCCATTATTAATCATGTTCTTGGCGAGTAAGGTAGTACAGGCGGCACCTTCGGTCAGCTCATTTATGGTAATCACCCTGCAGTTCGGGGTAAGAAGGTTGAGAAAGTGCCAGAGATTGTACTTCTTGTAGTGCTCCTCCTGCACGATGTAGATAAACTCGGCGTCTATTCCCAGGTTTTCTACCACGACCTGGATCATAGGTTTGCCATTGACCTCGATAAGGGGTTTGGGGAAGGTATAACCGGCCTTCTCGAACCTACTTCCGGCACCGGCCATAGGGATCAAAACTTTCCACTTCGGGGCGGACCATTTTTTTATAGTGGTTTCCATATTCATTGTTTTGATAAAGTTTTCGATGTTGGACTTTTTAACCTCACCCGTTCCTGCCACACGCATAACGCGGGCTCCACTCGCTACCGCTGCATTGACCCCGTATGGACTATCCTCCACCACCAGGCACTCCTCCGGCTTTAATCCAAGTCCGGCTATTGTTTTTAAATAGATCTCTGGGTTAGGTTTGGCATTTACTACATCCTGGTTGGAGAGAATAAAGTCCACATAAGTGATTACCCCGAGCTTAACCAACGCGGTGTAGATCGTATTGCGAACCGAGTTGGAGGCAACCGCAATCTTTATTCTGCTGGCATTTAACCAGGCCATCAGATTTCTTAGATCCTGGGATCGCTCGACCCGGTCTTCGATATATCCAATAGTAAACCGTTGCTTCCAGTCGTTGATCTGCCAGTATTCCTTCTCCGGAAGCCCCCTGTCCTCGGTGAGCATTTGTAACTTATTACGGGTAGGAAGACCGTCAAACTTTCCGTAATGATCATCTATGGAAATCACATACTCTTCCCCAATACCGGCAAGTGCGCGGTTCAGACACTCAAAATGGGCATCCTTGAGTTCTACAAGGACGCCGTCCAGATCAAAAATAACAGCCTTAATCATTGGTTCCCCTTTCGTTTGGATCGATCTTATACTTAAAGAATAATTCTGCCAGTTCCTTTCCATATTCCTTGGTATTCCACCTCCCTTTGGTTATTGCTGTGGCGCAGGCCGGGAACATGGGCGAATCGTAGTGATACTTCCCCCTCTTCTCCCCTTTCTGAATCGAGATACTGTTATAGGCTAATCGATGAAAAGCTCTCCTGGATTTAGTCTCCAGGTCCCAGATCGATTCTCCCCGGGACTGATCCAGGAGCTTATACAGACGCTGCCGGGGCCAGATGGCTGGTTGAACCGTGAACCCATACTTACGCTCCACATCCTCGTCTACGGGCACCAGGCGCATGAAAGCAGGTCCTCCCGGATGCATGAGCGCATCTGCCATATCCTCTACAACAGATAACATCGGGGCATCATACAGGAACATATCCTCGTGCTGGAACAGGATCACCAAATCGTTGGTCCGGGCGAGACTAAAAAGCATCCTCTTCCTATAGGACAACCGATCATCATAAATAATCTTCTCGTAATCCAATGGTATTAAATCCGTATACCGGTCCACATAAACAATCTTCCGGTACTGCCACATGTACTTCGAGACCTGTCCAAAGAAGATGGGCCAGACATCAGCCATATCCGTGTGCGTGTAAAGTACGAGTGTTGGTTTCATGTCCCGTCTAAAAATTTGGATTTTTCATACAATCCGGTTTGAATAAAGTGCCACTTATGCAGGATATGATTGTTAATCATCTGCCACCTGGGATACTTCACCGGATAAAAAGTGCCCGGACCCCCTAACCGTTCATTTGAGAATTCATCATTACTGTTACTCTCGGGCCATCCACCTGTTAACATTGTAAAATAAAAACTATAGGGCCTTAAATACTCAAGTGATGCAGAATACATCGTCCCGAGCTTATCGATATTGGCGCTATTGGAAAAGAACCACTGATCGGCGTATCCGGCATTGAGCTGGTCCCACATCGCGCTGTAGATAAACTCCATTGATAATTTTGGATCGAACGGCATCTTCGAAACATTAAACCCGCGGTGCACTCCGCTGCGCTGGCCAAGATCGAATCTGCATACAATCACATAATCGTAGATAATACCCAACTCGATCTCCCCCCAACACTTATGCCAAATCGCCTGAGAACGAGAATAAAAGAAGCTTAAGGAGTTGTGAACTGTACAATTCGCGAATCGCGAACCCTTCCTCTTATATCTTCCATTGATCCAATCCTCATCTATCCCTTCCGCTCTAGCTATCGGATTAAAGTCTATCTGGGTCTCGATGGTGCAACTGATAGGATTATACAGGGACAGAATCAGACTATCGTTGTCCGCGTCCCAAGAATGCAGGTAAACATCTGTAACATATTTATCCAGTATATTTTCTTTAATGTACTGATACCCACGTATCCCCGCGTGCGGATTAGTTTTATTGTTAAAGTAACCATAGAGACAGAGTGCTATTCTCTTAGTATTCATATCCATATTTTTCAATATCCTCCGCAAAGTAAGATTCTACAATGTACTCCAGTTGTGAATTATAAACATTCGTATAATTTGGATCCCTGCGCGATTCCCTTTTTCGTTCAAACTCACGAACAGGAGTTACCCCAGCGAGCTTACACATGTACTTAAAATCATTCCTGAGATTCTCAAACCTGCAAACAAAATTAAGCTCATCCCCAATATATTCACACTGATTGTAATTGAGTCCAAGAATGCCAAGATACCGGCTGAGATCCCACACAAAATCCTCAAACATATCCGGAAGCTCCCTGGGTTTGACCCCTGTCCTTTGACGTGGACTATTTTTGTAATAGCTGTAGATGGAATAGACCCGGTCCCAGGGATTTCTTACCACGGAAAACTTAAAGTAATTTTCCCACGCCTTTGGATTAGCGGCCTTAATCGTCTCCCAGTTCTCGTGATAGCCCACCCCTGGTTTCCGAAATCCGCCCAATGAATTCTTGATCGCGGTCCCTCCGGTACGTGGTACGTGGACAAAAACCAGTTTTTTATTATGGTTATACATACTGCTTAAAGATATCGTTTTCAGTAAGATCCTTGTACCCGTCATTCTCTCCCAGGTCCGGCATGTGCTCTGGATAATTCTGTATCAAGGCCAATCCATGAGCGGCCTGCTGGGGCGTCATGTACATGTTCCAGCCCAACATCTTGATGTTATCATCCTTATAGTTCATTTCAGACCTTCCTTCATATCTGGCCATCTTAAACCAGCTTTTCGCCTCCCAATCATCGGTTAGAATCATACCCCCCTTCCCAATTCCAAGTTGTTTCTTGATGTGAAAAGATAGGCAAATAAATTGTCCATTTTTATACATACCGCTGGTCAGGCGCTTGGCCGAGTCCCAGAGTGGAAGCGGCTCCAACTGGTACATACCGGACCACTCGATATCCTTAAACACCGGGATTCCACCGGCATGAATGAGCATCATGGGTACAGATAAGTAGGTTTTTTTGGGAAGAATAACCATCTGACCACCAACTCCCAGATATTTCATGCAAAGAAACAGGGCATTGGTACAACTATCTACGGCAATAGCATATGGTGCTCCGGTATATTCCTCGATCTCATCCTCAAACATACTCACTACGTTGTAGGGATTGTTTCTGCTGTGTTTAAGTGTCATAGCTTGTAATAAAAAAAGTTTTTATCCTGATCGTATTGTACGAATCCGCAACTAGGGAACAATCTGTTACTTGCAATATTATCTAACTTAACCTTTGCCGTGGCTTCCGGGTATAGAGTCATGAACTTGGTCAGCATAAACGTGGCCACTCCCTGTCCGTGATAAGCGGGAGTTACGGCAAGGCGGATATCACCATCTACCTGGCCGATATATCCCAACGGAATGCCCTGGTGGACACAAATGTAGTAATTATCATTGTACTTTCCCATGTATTCGAGCTGTTGTTCAACAGTTATATTATCCTGGTTGATAAATCCAATCTTAACTTTTTCATCGTTCCGGAGCCTACGGATGAACTCCCAGTACTTGACTTTATTCTTTACCAAATGCATTGCTTGCGGTTTTTACCGGTAAGGTATCCCCTGGTGCCAGGAAGTCCAATATATGGATTCAGGGTGGTTCCAATGTCCAGGTAGGTATTAATGGGCCCAAACCATCTGTAGAGTTCATAGATCAGGACATTGCTGAGGCTGCTGGCACTGAACAGGAACACGCGATCCGTGATACCTTCCCGATGGATCCAGCCGCCAATGGCCCAGTATAGCAGAAAATCATTGACTATGCAGTTGTCTCCCACCCGAAAATCCTTCTCCACCTCGAACGGCAAGCCAGACAAATTCGCATTCTCATTGCAAATATAAACGATGCGATTCTTACCGAATTCCGGTATCATGTGCTCAACAAATAACGGATAGTTGGCATTGACCCAGAGATTCGACCATGTCAGGTACTCGTCATCACCACCCCTCCACTTCACCATCTTGTTAAACCCAGCTGGCCCTACACAGCACCTGCAGGACAACCCCACATAGTAGTTTTTTTTCTTGTACTGATAGGCGTCCATTAGCCGCTGGCGGATGTACTGGTGGTACTTGGGATCGAAATGTTTACGGTCTTCAGGCGTATAATGGCTTCTCCGCCTTCGGGTTCCGATCTTGTTGAAGTTATCACCCAGGATAAGCTCCTTGTTCTCCATGATGCGGAGCTCGCCATCACTGAATCTCGAGAAGGCATAGTGTTCCTTATTTTTGAGTTTATTGTAGAGCATGAAAAAGTGTTCGGTAAAGTCTTTCATCTCTATTATTGTGTCTTTATTAATTGATCTCTTAAGTCAAGAATATTTTTAATAGAGGTTAGGTGACCAATATTCATATATGTGCGGTGACCAGAAGAATTTTTCTCCAATATCACCCAATAACCAGTATCTGTTTTCATTAATTTCATGTGCATGTGTCCATCATCCGTCATCCATAATACTTCCAAAAGTCCAGATTCATCCTTGATAAATCCATATCTCATTAAAGAAACATCATCATGCGCCATCTCTATAATTTTTCATCTCGTCACTTCATGTACAGTTTTCCAACCATTATCGATACAGTGCCACATAATGCTTTCACGAACCTCGCGATGTCCAGCCAGCCTCCAGGATGCGTTCTCATCCCGCCCCTCCCTCCAAGCAGTATTGTAATCCGTGGACCACAGCTCGGTATTGTCATCCGGGTGAGGAGGAACGAAACAATTGATCCCTCCATACTTCTGGGCCAGGTAACAGAACATGATGTCCTCTCCGTTGTCCCAGTTGCGGGGTTCCTCGTACCACATGTACTTAGCCCACTCCTTCCGAAAGAACCAGGTCTGTCCCACATAATCCACCCTCTCGGTGTGATCCAAGTGCCAGCCGTTCCAACCTATTCGATAAAGAGGTTTTTCGTTCTTTCTCAGTGACTTCTTCTTGGTATTTTTCATGATCACTCCCACGCCGCCCAGGATTCCGTTGGTCTCCGGCGTGTTAATAACTGTAAGGCAGTTCTCCAGCCAGCGGGCCTCCGGTATGTTGTCGTCGTCGAAGATAGCGATGTAAGGGGTCCGGCAGAGAAAGGGAAGGGTGAAGCGACCGAAGAACTTGGTGTTCCAGCTGGAATAATAGGTCTTGACATTCTGTTCCGCAGGTGCGGGTGAAGGTGAAAAACCCTCCGCCCAATTGTACCACACATGGATATTATGTGGTTCTACTGGAATGGTCTGGCCCAGGATGGCATCGATCTGCCTATCCAGCATATGGGGTCGCTTGTATACGTTTAGAATAACACTTATCATCAATCAAAAGTATATCCAAATATTTTCAGATCCTTGGCATAGCGCAAAGCAACCAGATCCCTGAGCTCCGGGGTATAGTACTCCCTCCAAGGTTTGTCCTTTTTGGTTTTATTCTCCACGGGGATAGGATCTAAAGGAAGACCTATCCTCACTCTGATATAGTTAAAATCAGATTCCAAACTTTCAACCCTTCCTATTGTGAAATCAGAGGTCCAGACCCTTCCATTCTCTATATCCGGTAAAAAAGCATGCATGGACTTAAAGTGACAATCCGCCTTTTTGTCAGGAATTTGTGCAATAAACCTGACAAATTCCTCAAAAGTTGTGTCAAGTGACAGCCTCGGATCCCTGATACCTGGCAGGGTCGGATGCTTTGGATCATGGTACTGTGGAAACTTACTCAACCAGGCACTGACAATCCTCTCAAACGGATTCCGGATAAAAGTAAACTGATAAAAACCATCAGCGCGGTAAGGAACCACTGTGGATAAACCGCCGGAAATGCGAACTGCCCCGTACTTATTCGGGTTGCGATTTCGGTTCTTGTTCCCAAGAAAGTACTTCCGCAGGGTTTCCGTCGCACACTTCTGGATCTCGTAATAGATAAAGTTGTATTCGGGGCTAATTATAAATTTGTGCCTGCGGTCCATAACGTCTTAAAAATTATTTTTTCCAACTGTTCGACAGCGCGATCTGCACTGAATCTTCCGTCGTAAGAATACTTGTGTTCGCCATTCATAAAATCCAAAATATCCTGCGGATTACTTGTCCCCTGGATGTAACTCATCCCAGCATCAAGGTCCTTGATGATAATACTTGTCTCATCGTAGTGTTTGGTCATGTGGATAATAGGCTTCTTATACTTCAGATAATCGAAGATCTTAGCCTGAACAATTGGGTATGGGTGTTTAGTATCTGGCATGATTGACAAACAGAACCCGGATTGCTGGATCAGTCCCTGATAATTGGGATGATTACTTACGGCCAGATAATATACCCCGATCTCTTTTAAGAGATCTGTCGCCCATTTGTGATAGGGTGTAAGGGTACCGGTATAGATTAAGCTCTTATTCATGCATGTTAAAAATAACGTCCGCTTTTTTAATCAATTTATCAAAACCCGTAACGTCCATATAGGAGAAAACAAGGTAAGAATTGGTAAAAATAAGGGAATCCGCAGCACGCAGATACTTTCCAATCAACCTAATCCGTATCCAGTTGGATAGCCTGGTATTTCCAGCCCACCGGTTATCATACAGAATAATGGGATCACGGAGGTCGCAGATCCACTTCATTCCCCTTTGTTTGGCATAATAGCCTGCCTGCATGGAAGCTAGGGGGGGATAGGTGGAGATTACAAGGTCGTAATACCCTGAATCGATCGCTTTCTTACACTCTGTCAGAAACAACTTCCGGTAATCGGGATAGATCAGGTTATTGATCAGGAACCTGACTAGGTACGAGCTCTTCCGCTTATCCGGGATCCAGTCCGAAGCGATCACCTTGACGATGTGGTTCTTGGAAAGCCGTTCGACCAACAGCTTCCAGCGCTTACCTCCAACATCCGTGGAGTTACCGTAATATGAGAGGACCAGAATCTTCACGTTCATTCAGTTTACTGATACCATAATAAATAAATACCCAGATCACACAGGCTATCAATGTATCCACTACACCGCCACCAACGATCACCCCATTGGGAAATAATTCTAAAACTATCATTTTATAAAGTTTTCCTTTTTGATTTTCTCATCCAACCAGAATAAATAATCGCACTCTTTTTCCGGAAGGTGTTTGCGAATAATATTTGGATTTTCTGCCTGAGCACGGCGGATCACGGGTGAGAGGCTGCTGATATGCAGTTCGTACTTGATATCCACCAGGAACCCGCCAGTATCCTTGTTTCGGTAACTCATTGCCTTCAGGTCCTGTCCTATCGCATGCTTGATCCTCTTATAGGACTGGGAATCCATCCCGGCATTATACCCACTGGGCCAGATCTTGTAGTCACAGGCCTCCACAGCCCTGCGGCTGATCACTCTTCCAGCGCCCAGGCGGGAGGACCCCGCGTACCAGTACCAAAAGGTATTATACCCGGCACGTTTAGGATTCATTCCCCAGAACCACATGTCTTGAATCGCAATAAAATCCTCGGTCTCACCGAACATCTGGTTCCTAACGAACTGAGTGGATGGTATGTCGTCTGATCCCAGGATCATGACGTGACTCCACTCCTGGCCCTTAAGTAGCGCCATCCCCGCATTCAGCTTATCGCTCACCGGATTGTTCTTGTGCTGACAGAACGTAAACCCATGCTCCTCGCAGATCTCACGATTTTCTGGCTCACCTGGTGTAATTACCACGTAAGTACGGACTCCTAGCTCCTCGCGAAGCCGGTCCATTGCCGTGGCGAAGGCCTCGTTCAGCAGAAAACGGGCATGGAAAGCGGTAAGAACAACGAGATCCATCAGCTCTTATCCAGTTCAATCACAACCTTATCGATAGGAGCCACGAAAACAATCTTACGATTGAGTCGAAGCACTACGGCACGGTCATATATTTCTACCTTGGTAGCCTCAGCGATCCAGGTGTCGTATTGTTTGATCCCATCCTTACCGATAATCGGGTTCGTGATAGATACTACTCTGTACTTTTTTAACCACTTCATTTTATAAAACTTTTAATTGTTTGGTATCAAGATTACCCTGTCCAAAAGAGACCTCTCCACGGTAGTAGAGACCGTGCAGCTTCTCCAACAGGAGGATATCTTCCTCGTTCATATCCTGATGCTGGTACGAGTCGGTAATGATCGAGTTGATCTCACCGAGCTTACGCTCCAGGGTGAGCAGGAAGTTCACAAAATCCAGGTTAACCTCTGTCTGTGCCATTTTATCGTTTATTAATTTGTGGGTCCGGGTGAAAGTAAAAATTCTCCTCAAACTGTTCAATACTCTTTATCAATCCTCCAATAAAGTGTCGGTTGTTGTAGTCCCTCTCTCTCATGAGCAGGCCCCGGTTCTGTTTGAGCATAACCCTGGCCTGATTCACGTTCAGCTTTTCGATCTTTTCCTCCCGGTCCCCGTAACGAAGATAGTACTCGAGCTCCTGGGCCAGGGCTTCGGAGAACATCGAGTGGGCCGCGAACAGCATGTTGTAGTACATCAGGTCCGGACGCCCGGGCCGCAACACGCTCCTACCGAAGTGATGGGCGGTCTCCAGCTTGGTGTCTACCACGAGGTTCATCCCATGTGCGCGGGCCTTGATCGACAGAAAGGGCTCGAGTGTGCCCCACATCCGGTGACCGTTCCAACCATGGATCCTCTGAAAGTCATCCTTATGCATCCAGTAAAAAGCACCCATCAGGCACCGGATCGGAATAAACTCATCCTGGGAAGGTTGCCGGTAGTTCCATTTTCCCTGCAGGATCTTGGAAAACTTAGGATCATTGCGTAAAGGGCTGTTTCCCGGGAGATCCTGCTTACGGACCTTGTACAAGATAAAGGCTCCGTAGCGTTTGGAGCGCTTGGGGCGGAAGGGTTCGGTCTCGCTGGCATCGGAGAACCCGGAGCTGACACAGTTAAAGATCGTAAAGGGATGTTCGTCCAGGGTCTTGATAACCCGGTTGTACCAGCCCCTGCGGGTCATCACGTCACAGCCCATCAGGATCAGACGGTTGCTCTGAGCGAGCTCCACCCCTTGATTGAAAGCGCCCCCTACACCGATATTTTTCTGGTTTCGGATCACTCTTACCTTTGGGTAACTTACCTGCAGGGGAGAAAAACTTCCGTTATCGATAATAATCACCTCGGCATCCTTGTTTTTGATACCATTAAGGAGTACCGGAATGGTGGTTTCCAGGTACTGCTCATCATTCATGTAGGGAATGATAATACTAAGTTCCTTCTGTTTCTCTTTTTTCATTGATAACGGCATCAATTGCTTTTTCCCAGATCGCTGCCGGGAGGATAAGAACCTTCAGATCTCCTTTCCACTTAATCCTAACACCCTGTTTCCTTGCCAGAATGGTGGCCTCACTCTTGACATTATGGCCGACATCGATATCCATGTCCAGGTTCGCATGATCGAACTGATGCACGTATTCACCCAGACTATAGTATCGCTCCCTGATCATGAAAGAAACAGGCGTTTGAGTAAGACCATAAACATGGATAGGAAGGATAGGCTGATAAGAATCAAGAGACAGATATTAAATCCGCTGATGATACTATACAGCATGACTGAATAGATTAAAAGGGCTATCCCGACGGATCCGAAAAACACGGCACCGAACGCATAGGCGAATTCCTTCAAGTGATCTGGTTTCTTTTTCTTTTTGGACATAATTATCTGGTTGAAAAGTAAACAATGGTAACGATAATAAAAATAAGAATAGCAATTGAGAATCCTATCCAGAGCGGGGACAGGACCCAGATCCACTTCCAGTCTATGTTACCGGTGAGTTTCAATACGATAAAGACGATCAATAAGGCTCCGCTTAATCCTATTCCGCCGCTGCTTGATTTTGAACTGCTCATAATTATAGATTTTCAGATTCGGTTCTTAGTTTTTCTCTCTGGCGCTTGATCATAGCATCCAGGTGTTCGATATCCAGGGGCACGGCTTTGTACTCGTAAGGATTGGCTATGTTCTTTCCTTTGGGATTGGACCAGAGGATGTAGACCTGGCCGCACATGGTAAGTTCATTGTCGATGGTGTTCTTTGGAAAGTTATCTCCGTGAAAGTACAGTCCAACCTTCTCCCAGCGCCGGATATGGGGAAGCCGGTCCTCGAGGATCTTAGCCAGGGTATTGAGTCGGTTCAGAATCATTGCCACTTGGATTGCCTGATGTCATCGATGGTATCCAGGTGGAAGACAAAATCATCGTGCTGAACCTTTTTCAGGGATTCAGAGGAGCGCTTGCGAACGAGATTGGCAAACTTGTAGCCACGGTCAAAACCATTTTCGTATACCTGTTTGATAATACGCTCGATCTCCTGCTTTTCGATCTCTGAGGATCCTGCGAGCAAGGCCACGATGCGTTCTTCACCAAGTAAAATTTCCATGAAAGTATCGTTTTATACAAAAATAATAGAAAATTTACTCATCTGCCTCCTCCTGGGTCGGATAATTATCAACATCGTAGATATTTGTCATGGATTCGTTATACTTGAATTCCACGTATCCGGTATTTCCATTGCGGTTCTTGGCGATATTGGCCTCCCCAATTCCTTTGATGGGACCGTCTGGGTTGTAGTACTCGTCGCGATAGAGCAGGATCACGACATCGGCATCCTGTTCTAGGGAACCGGACTCCCTGAGATCGGCCAGTTTAGGTCGCTTATCTGGCCGCATCTCCACGCCCCGATTCAGTTGGGAGAGAACCATCACGGGCACGTCCAGATCCTTGGCCATCTGTTTAAGGGAGGCTGAGATTTCCGCCACCTCCTGCTCCCGGTTCTTACCCCGTTCCCGGGATGGAACAATCAGACCGATGTAATCGATCACCACGAAGTCGCACTGACCCTTATTTTTCAGGATCCGGAGCTTACCCCAGATATCCGGCATGGTGAGCCTGGGAGAATCATCGATGACAATACTCAGGTTCTCGATCTCACCTGTGACGTTCTCAATCTTCTGTTCATCCTGATAGAGTAGGGAGCCGGACCGATATTGGGCATCATCCACCAGGGTCTGGCCCAGGATCACGCGGTCCGCGATCTTTTTCGAGGTCATCTCGATACTAAACAACACGCACTTTTTCCCGTGCCGGGCCGCAGCGATCACCGAGGAGACCGCGAATGCGGTCTTGCCCATCGAGGGCCGGGCCGCCAGGATGATCAGGTCCGAATCCTGCCAGCCGTTCGTGTAACGGTTAATGGCACGCAGCGGTGTAGGGACGCCCAGGGTCTTACCGGTCGATCGCAGCTTCTTACGTTCGAAGTAGTCCTCAATCGACGCATTCACGGCCTCGGTCAGGGTCATACCCCGTTGGTTCGACAACAGGATGCCCTGCAGGTCGTTAACCTGGGTGAATAGAGCCGCGATTATATCCTCGGGATCGGCCTCCTGATCCAGGGCCTTCTCGGTCACCGCAGCGGAAAGCCGTATCGCCTCCCTTAAAATATACTTATCCAGGACAATGGCGGCATGCTCCACGGCATGGACACCACTACCCACTCCCGCATATAGACCAGCTACAAAACTAATCCCCCCAACCGCCTCCAGCTGGCCATCCTTGCGGAGCTGCTCCACCACGGTCAGGAGATCGATCTTGCCGCCCGCCACATATAGCTTTTTCATGGACCGGAACACCACGGCATGGCTCTCCCGGTAAAAAGCACGGTAGTCGAGCATGGGAAAGACCTGGTCCAGGACTTCGCTGTCTATCAACAACGCACCCAGAACGGCCTGCTCGACCTCAATGGCCTGGGGAGGTACCTTACCGAAGTCTGGGAGCTTACTCATACCAGGGCATGTAACATTCTATACAAGTAGTATCAACCGAGTATTCCCTTACCCTGAAGGTTTTCATATCCCGGGTGTTGGCACAGAATGTGATCACCGTCTTACCCGAATTCCTTTCCCTGGCCACATAATAAGCTGCAACAACCGTATCGACCTCACTATCGTGGGTAATCACAAACTCTGAATACTCTTTCCAGTATTCCCAGGGAGTATAAGGATCTGCCTGGGAGGAATTGATCAATAGAATTACCGGGATCCCGATCAGAATCAATAAAAACCACAAAGGGCTTAAATCTTTGTCTTTCTTTTTCATTACATTGCCCTCCACCAAAAACCTAATTTATGTTCGACGTCTTTAATTATGTCTCTAAGAGTCAAATCAAAATGTTTAGGATCTCCGGTATAAGTATAAGATCCTTCAAGATTTAATCCATCCTTATCATATATACACCTAACGATAATAGTATCATATATTCCCGGATAGGATGTTGGTTGTGTTTCGAACTTAATAGACTTAATGTCTATTACACTCTTCTCTGGATACTCTTTTTCTTCTGTTTTCATAACTGAATTATTAAATGATTCTTTAAATTTCTCGAATTTTTCTTTGGATAGTTTATCACTATCCTTGTAAATATCGAAGTTCTTAAATGGGCTTTTAGCCCCTGGTACTATTTCTATCTTTCCCATAACTATTCTCCTAATCTTTTACGGTGAACTGGTTCGGCGCCGCCGCGGGGGGAGGCGGCTTTCATTTTCTCAGAGAAGATAAGGTGATAAACAATCCCTTCCTTGTTCGTCTTCCTGAGCTTAAGTATGGAGTGGAAGTTCTGGGACCAGAAATCATCCTCCCGGGCCCACTTCGTTATTCGGTAAATGGTGTTTAGGTCATAACCGTCTATCCGGTTCAGTTTATCCAGGCAGTCGATCCAGTTATTTTGCTGGGTCTTATTTTGCGGATGAAATTTGACGGGAAATAAGTTTAGTATTTTCTTATAAAAAGTATTAAACTCTTCTATATTCTCTATACTATATTTCTTGTTTGTGTCCGTCTGCTGTCCGTCTGCTGTATCACCTGCTGTCTTATCTGCTGTACCGTGTAACTGATACTGGCCATAATTAACAATTGATATAATGGTAGTTACAAAGTTTTTCTGCTGTACTATCTGCTGCTCCATTTCAAGTTCATTTAAGAAACGTGTAACTTTTCCGCGTGACCACTTCCATCTTTTTGCCAGGCTCAATGCACTCCATCCTACCTGTCCTGTTTCAACCATCACCTTATTACCCCGCACATAAAAGTATCCGCTTTGCCTATTTGCCAGTAATAAGAGATCGATCCAGGCCTGGGATCTCGAGAATGGTTCACAAGACCACATCTTGTTATCCATTATCTTCCTGTGCAGTTTAATCCACCCATCCATAAAAAAGAACCAGGAGTAGGGTGGTAATTCGGTAGAGTAAGTATACCGATCCGCCCATCTCTGGCACAGACACCCTCTCCTGGAATTTTTTAATGTGATTCATCTTACTCAGAATTTTATTACACTACAAAGGTAGTAAAGACCTACATATGCTGTTTTTTAGGTTCGGGTGAGAGTAAAAAACAAACCCCCGGCATCCTTCCTTAAGGGAACACCGGGGATCTGTTCGTTCTGGCGGTCACATGACAATCTGGTGGTTACTCTGCAAAGATACAACATAGTTTTCGAATCATTCATGATTTCGGTCGAATCCATGGATCCGGGTGACACTAAAAATCCCCCTCTGCTACTTGCAGACATCTATATCCCAGTTCTCTCCATTTCTTTACCATGGAGGCACGGTCTTCCAGTACGAAGTGGACATCATCGGGTGCGATACAGGCATTGGACATCAGCTCAGGCTTAACCTCGGTATCATGCCGGTGGTCACCATCTCTACGCATAAGCAGATCCAGGGGTGCAAAATACTGCCCAAAGTACTGGTGCAGCCACATATTGGTCTTATTCCGGACCGATTCGCGCCTCCCGGTGCAGAAAACGATGTGATAACCGGAGTTCATCAGGGATCCAACGAGGTAAATGATCTCCCAGATCGGTTCATCCTCCATGCAGTTCTCGTAGAAATTATCCCAGTCCGGTGGATCTTGGTTTAAATACTTAAGGCGATCACCGAGTTTGGAGATCGTTCCATCAATATCAACAATTACTTTCTTCATATTTTAAGGTTATATCCTTACTAAACATTAAAAAATTCATATTTTAACCTGATGGTTTGGTTTTGATGTCTCCGTCCTGGATCTGTCTCCAGATCCCCTTGGTCTTAACGGGAGTGCCGAGAAAGAGCGCATTATCTATTTGACGGGACAGCTCATCCCCCGCCTTCTTTCTTAAACGGATAAACTCTACCTGTACACGGGATTGAGAACGAAAGCAGCCAGAAAGCTTGGTGAGGCCATCTGTACCGGGG